GCATGAAGCACAGCAGATGCCAGTGCACGGTGCCGTCGTGATGCGGCTCGGCAACGCGCACGCCGTACCAGCGCAGCCCGGTTTTGTGCATGGCTTTGCGGAATGCGGCGAAGGTATCAACCAGGTAGTCACTGCTCTGCCGGACCGTTTCGCTGGTCCACTTCGGATTCGGTCTGCCATTGTTGAGAGTTGCGTGAAAGCGTGACGGGCAAGTAATGGTATAGAACACGGCGCAGTCGCCACGCATTTCTGCGATCAGCTCCAGCCCTTTAACACAGGCCATCATTTCGTTGCGACGGTGCGCCGGATTGCTATTACTGGCATTTACCACGTCTTCCATATCCAGCGTATCGCCGTCAGCGTTAACCAGCTCATGCGATTTGAAAAACTCCAGTGACCTGCGGCGCTGTTCGCGCTTATGGATCACAGCTTCATAGCTGACATAAGGGGAGGCTTTCTTGTTGACCAGGCAAACGGCGCGCAGCTGTTCCTCCCGCCACTCGCAGCGCATCTGCCACAGCTTGCGATACCACCAATCTGCACACAGCATACGAGCCAGTGAACCCGGAATAAGGTCATAAGGCACAGGCTTGCGACGGCGTTTCTTGCGGCGCAGCTGTTCGAAAGCAGGCGGGATCACATCAAGCCGCATAGCCTCGGCCGCCACCTTTTCCCATGATTGGCGGATTTGTTCCGGTTTGACGTCATCAGTCACAAACAGATCGCTGCAGGCCGCATCGAGACACATACTCATATGTGCCGAAACCAGCGTAGACAGTCGCTTGACCTGTTCCTGATTCATTTCAGGGAGAACCAGTAGCCCCTCCAGCCCTTCGTGGCTCGCCATAAACCGGAACGAGGCAGACACCTGACTTTCACGCACGCGATGCAGCCGCTCAAGACACGGCCTGATGGTCTCGCGCAGATAGCGGGAATATGCCTTTGCCCTTCCCAACCCCTGGAAGAACTTAATCTTTTCGAGAAGTGGTTTGCTGATGTGGGCAGGTTCGGCGCTGACGTTGGCCAGAATGACCAAATCGGGATTAACACGCTGCTGCTCGCGGGCCATTTTTGCGCGGCTGATGAGGTTATCCTGCTCCATTTCTCGCTGGACAGGATCGCGGGACTCATTGAAGAAATAACGCTCCCAGACCTCATCACTCAATGCCTCACGGCGTAGCTGCCCCTGCTCATTATCAGCAGCGTACAGAGTGATCAGGTTTGAAAGTGCGGAAACCGGCGCTACTGCCGCCGGGTCCAAATAGGGGTTAACCGCCTTTTTAGGCGAGGTCCATGGATATGCCCCGGCAGCATTACCTCCGCTACCAGGGACTTCAGATACATGAGGTGCGATAAGACGGCCTGAACTGATATCCGTCACTCACATACTCCCGCATAGACACTGCTACATACCGCGCTGTCATTTGTGCCTGCAAGCAGATCAAATTGCGCACCACCTCGTGTGGTTAACGCCCAGTCGCGATAAGTCTCAATGCCATAGCCATCTACGGTGATGACTTCAATACGCTTCTCGGCCCGTCGCGGATCGTGAGTCGATGGGAAGAACGTTGAATTACCACGACGTGAGCATTCAGCAACCATCCTTTCCCATTCTGCGACACGGCGAATTTCTTCTGGCCAGCGCTGGAAGATTTCCGCCAATTCAGATTTACGGGCATGAATGCAGGGCATGCATCCAACACGACTGCAGCCCTGTTGATAAAGTGGGTTAGGTTTGATGCCATGACGTTTGGCTATAGCGAACACATCTTCGTGCAGCCAGTTAAGGATCGGGCGATAAACATGAAGGCCAGGAGTGTTATCCGCATCTTCCTCCCAGTCCGGAAGCAATGCACGCGCTGGCGATTCCTGCGCCCTCACTCCCTGCCAGCTGATAACCTCGTCATATTCATCTAATGCAGGAACAATCACCTGAGTACGGACAGGCTCATGCTTCAAATCAAATGTGCAAAAACGAGCCTTTGTGGACGGGAATCGCCCTTTCCACATGCACAAGTCAAGAAACGGATTGCCAGTTGGTTTAAGAATTTCTAGTGCGCGATGGATACGTTCTGCGGCCTCATCAGGAGACATGCCGCATTCCTCAACCAAAGAAAAAGGCCATTTTTCAGCAATGAATTTACGCTTGCCTTCAATCTGGCGAGTGAAATCCGCTTTCACACGAATAACCTTACCCAGCCGCGATTCCAGATATTCCAGGTAGTCCATCGTCTGAGGATGCTCATGGCCCGTATCAGCAAAGACAGAGATATGAGGAACATCGTTTTCAATGGCCCGTAACCACTGAGCAAGGCTATCCTTGCCCCCTGAGATACTGATGCTGTTAATAGTGCTGATACCGAAGCAACGCGGATCGATGATGTTCATACAGCACGACCGCTGTAATGTTTACCTTTCAGCTCAGCAATTTCCTGGCAAGTCACGCAGCACTGTACGCCCGGAATAGCTTGTCTGCGCGCCGCTGGGATTGGTGCTTCACAGTCGATGCAAAGCACGCGAGCGATACCCGGATTTCGTGCCCGGGCATTGTGGATATGGCGCTGCAGGTTTTCTTCGACGCGCTGCTGTACGAGATCCATAGAATCAGCCATCAGTGCCAGTCCCCGCGTGATTCAGCTTCATAACGGGCAACTTCACGGCGCAGTAATTCTGCAGCCTCCACTCCGTTCATCCCCTCTTTCAGGATGTGGATCGCCAGTGCCTCCATGCGGATGGAAACGGCAAAGGCGCAGCTTTTACGCTCATCCAGACGAGTCTCGTTAAACAACTGGAACAAACCGGCATCATCCGGTCCGGTTTTAGTAGTGCGTGTTTCGCTATTTCGCATAATCATTTCTCCTGAATTTGGGCAAAAGAATGCCCGGCGGGTTTACGCCATTAGTTTCTGTTTTGGGTTAGTTCGGCATGGTTAGCCGTTTGGGAAATAAGCTCACTACTGCACGAAAATGATTCATTGCTTTAATCAACTCCCGCGTTTCGTCAGTGGTCAGCTCATTAATATTGACGCTGTGACGTTCTGCCGGAATTTTTGCCATGAAGAATATGGCGGCCAGTGCCCTCTCATTCTGTTTATGATTAATGTCGCGGGGATCGCGCATCTCATTAATAAAACGTTCCAGCTCGTGCTCAATATTCAGACCAAACACTTTTGCTCTCAGCTCCGCTATGTGGTTCAGCCCATTCAGGCGCTGACCGGGACTAAGCGGAACTGTCGCCGTGTTACCTTCTATAGCCATTAATTAACCTCCCTAGCGACCTGAACTTAGATGGTTAAACATCCACATAACCCACTGAACCAAAGAATGTTTAAAGTGATGCCGGGGATTTTTATGCACGCCCGGCACGTGCCTTAGTGGTAGACTATTTGCGCCAACAATCATCTACCCATCGAAGGAGAAACCTGATGTCAGACTCTGACAACTTCCACGTATTGCCTCGCCCTGCCCCTGCACCTCAACCAGCGCCGGGACAGGATAAAAAATAGGATTCCGGCATGACTAAACAAAGCTCCGAATACTTCCAACTGCATTACAGCTATTACCTTGAGGTTATGACGGCAACGCTTCACGGTAGAGCTGACAAATTGATGACAGCCATTCAGCTTATTAGCGGTACTGCTGTGTTTGCGGACACTGGTCTGGAATGGTTGTTCGCTTTGCCTGTAGTCGTTATCGCGACAATTCAACTTGTGTGGCAACCAGCTATTATTTCCGAACGTGCTAGCGTACAAAGCCGCCAGTACGGGGAATTGCTTTATGCAGGGGATGAACTGACCCCGGAACTGATTGCACAAAAATTGAAAACGCTGCATCACTCTGATTCCGCACCTTTCGGTTCTTTGTTAAATCCAGCCTACAAAAGAGCTGCTATTGCATGTGGTCGGCCTGATGACACTAAGCTCAGTGTCCAGGAAAAGCTTTTCGCCTGGTTTGCAGGTTGCCTGCCACGTTAATACTTAGATGTTGTAGCAAACTCTTTTTGCCAGTTCCCCGGACAGCCTGCTGCCGGGGAGATAAATCAATACACGGATGCCACTTTTTTCCGCCAGGTAAGTAAATCCAGCCGTGACCGTAATGCGGGGCCGGGCTTTGCTTAACAAGCAGTGATGCGAATGAAGGTTCGTTATTCAACATAAACACCTCAACTCAGGCCGAACGATGAGCCAAGACCCGTCACGGTATCGACGACACTTGCCATTGCAGGGTTGGCCTGTAAACGCGCCTGCAGCGAAATAGCGGTTAAAGCCATCAAGCGAGTCACTGAGTTGACGCTTTCAACAACCTGACGGCGGGTAGTCGCATTCAGCTGAACACCAGAAACCGCACTCGCAGCGACACGACCGATTTCTGCAGTGGCTTTCAGGACATACTGAGGAATTTTCTCTCGTGCGACTTCATTGGTCGGTACGCATGGCAAGCAATGAATCTGCGCCAGAAACCCATCAATCAGTGTTGAGTCCTCGGTGAGATCGGTCAGCAGCCATATGTCTTGAGCGG